GCTGCTGCGACCGTCCAACTTGTCATCTTCGTATTCGCCGCACAGGCCGCTCCCGGCCTCGCTTTCGTGGGTGCCCTCCGGGCAGTCCCACTCTTGTAGCCCCTTGCTTTTCGCCACCTTGGCGCTCCTTCCTGCTAAAAGGGATGGCGGGGAAGGGCGATAGGGTCACCCTCCCGCGCTACTCTGCCTCTGTAGCGATAGGCTCCTCCTCACCGACCTGGATGGCCTCCACTTCGAACTCCCAGACGTGCCGCCGCTGGTCGGGGTCACCGTCCGGGTTGTTCATGATGAAAGAACCCTGAGCCGTGGTGCTGTTGTCCTCACGGCCACGGGTGAAGAACAGGCTGACGGAACCGCCGTGCTTGAGCGCCTTGACGTGAGTCTCCGCCGCCCGAAACAGCACCTCCGCCAACGTGGTGTCGGCGTCCTCCTGTTCACCGGACACCCCAAGGATCCCCTTGGGGCTATCGTCTACGGTGGCGTCCTTCGGCCCCCAGATGACATAAAGGCTGGACTTGAGCTTGCCCACGGGTGCCCCTCCGGTTGGAACGTGCCTGTGCAACCATTATTGCACGCGTGTAGGCTCAGCACCAGTTCCTCAGGGGCAGAGTTAGGCGGTAACGGTCGGGGAGTCATACGCCTCGGCTTCCATCTCACTGAGGGTGCGCTCCTGTAGCACCTTGTCGGCGCCCTCACGGATTCGCTTCTCGAAGAACTGCTGACCCTGATGGAGTTCGTCCTCGCGACTTCCACACTCGGCCATCTTGGTGCGATAGTACGCCACGACACTGATCCGCTCACTCCCGCAGGCGGTGTGGTCGGGGTAGAGGGTGGGACTGCCCATCGGCTGGCCGCAGACATCGCAAGTCATGAAGGTGTTGCCGTGCCACTGATGGGCGTCCATCAGGAGCAGATCACCGTGGCGCATGTTGACGCCGAGGCGGTACTCCGGGAACACGAACAGACCGCCCGTGTAACTCCCTTTACGGAGGACAGCCAGCGTGCTGAAGCCCTCGTCCAAGTCCCCGGCGTCGGTATGGACCCCGGTGGGATAGGAGCGGTTCACCGTCACCGTCGTGAACACGGTGTTGCCGATGCGCCAATCCGGATGGGTGCGCTCTGCGAATCCCTCCTGCGCGGCGTAGCGGTCGGGGACGTACCTCTTGAAGTAGGCGTTGATGTCCTCGAAGAGCGGGAACAGGGCGTGCCACTTGTCCAGTTCCTTACCCGACCACGCCGTCAGCCGACAGCGCATGCGCGGCATCTGGCGGTCGAAGGACCCGATGATGCTGGACTGCACGTGCGGCGTCCGGGTTCTGGTGGAGTTGTCCTTGGTCTTGACGCGAGGGTAGCCGCTGGCGTCCCCACGATTATCGGTGCTGCCCTTGCTCACCTCGTACAGGATGTCGTGGATGTCATCGAGCACGACCTCATCCAGCGCACGAGGGAGGTACTTGGCTAACAGTCTGCCGTCGGGCATCCGCACCTCGGTGGGTCCCACCAGCACGGCATCCACGTCTTCGGTCTTGGGCAGCCGTCCCTTCATCACGGCGAGGTCGCCATCTGCCATCCGTGTTCGCACGCGGAGTTGGGTGAAGCTCGTGTACAGTCTGGTCATAGCTCCACTGTATCAGTGTAGACCGGCTCTTTCAACCTCGTGAACAGGCGCACCTTGCGACAGACCGGGCAGCGCCCGCGAGCGTAGACGGGGTCGATCAGGGGCGTGACCACAGCCGCTTGCACGGCATGTCCGTACTCGTCCCCGTAGTCGCGACGCACGCCCATCTGCTTCTGCTCGGATACGAGCATGTATTGCCAGATGTCCCGCCCGGGATCGGGGTGTCTACGCTCGAGGATCTCATGTCCCTCGCTACGCAGTTCGCGTAGACGACGGTGGCCCTCGCTGCCACCCACTTTCTCATTCGCGAGGCTGTCCCCGTCCACCCACTCGTTGGCGTTCTCCATCAACCGCTTGAGCACCTGCTCCTTGCGAGTCAACTCGCTGATGTTCGCCATCACGCTCCCCTATGCAGGCTTCCATGAAGGACGGTACATGGCAGCCCTCCTCACGACACCGCGACACCGCCCGCTCCTGCCCCTCGATGTAGCACCACACCTTGGTTTCCATTTCGGAACGCCTCCGCTACTGGACCTCTGAGCATCTGCGCGAGGAAGGAGGGCGGCATGGTGGTGTGAATGTCCTGTGCGCCGTAGTGACGGGCGAGGTTGGAAGCCGCCGTGCGACGCCCCGTGATCCACGAGGGGTCCTGATGGCTGCCCCGTGCCTGCCGTCGTTGGAATGCCACGTCCACCCCGACCAGATGGTACAGCCACAGACTATACCCGAGGTCTTCCATGGCCGTGAAGAACTTCACATTGGCGAGGCGGTCGCCCTCCGCGAACACCAGTTCAGGGCGGATGGCCTCCATCCACGCGATCACCTTGGGCTGCACATCCCGTGGCAGGCTGTCCGTGCCCGGATAGCCTTCGCGGTCACGACCGAGGGCTACCGGGCCACAGTCGTACCGTCGGAAGTAGAAGGGCTGGTCATAGTCCTCGTAGGTGTTGCTGCCCACGAGCTCGGCTGCGAGGGTCGACTTCCCGACCCCCGGCTCCCCGATGAGGTAGAGCAGATGCTTCATTCACCACTCCGATAGATGGACGGTGCCGTGAGCACGTCCCGCACGAGTGCCGGGTTGATGCGGGCCTTGGGGATGGCCTGCTGGACTTGGCTCAGAGCCTGCTCAGGGGCGACTCCTGCCACTTCACGTACGACGCGGGCGCATAGCCATGCGCTTCGGTTGACGCCCGCCTCACAGTGGATGAGCGCGGTGTGGCCTTGCCGGATGAGGTACGCCACGAAGGCCACGAGCGCCTTGGTGTTCTCGGGAACCTTGTCGGTCATCATGGGCCAGTTGAGGTAGGCCACCATGCGACCGAGGCCGGGGTTGGCGATGTCGCTATCGATGGGACGCCACAGGTTGACGACCACGTCGATGTCGAGGCTGTCCAGCATCTGCCACTTCTTCGCGTAGGGCCACGTCAGGAAGTGACCCCGCTGGTACAGGCTGCCGGAGATCACCTCGTTCACCCCGGCGCGCTTCTGGCTGAGGATGTCAGTCATAGGGGTTCTCGTCGGTGAACTCCCACGGCTCTGGCGGCTTGCGGATCTTCTTCGGCTTGACGAGCGGAGTGCCTCCGGTCAAGTTCGGAAGGAGCGAGCGCACGGTCATCGCACGGAGGGTGGCGCTGGCGTCGACGATCTGCGGTCCGACCGACGCACGCCGCACGTAGTCTTGATGGGATCTGTGTTCACCCTGACGGCGCTTACGGGACACTGATGCCCTCCTTGCCGAAGCGCTTCCAGTCGACGCGAGTGGTCAGGATGCCCTGCTTGGACTTGGTGATGCGGACCAGTCCGGGGTGGCTGATCTCCCACTTGTGCGCGAGCGCGATGCCCGCCTTGGTGCCTCGGCCTGCCTCGTAGTCCTCCTTGCAGCCGCCCTCCTGCTGTCCCATATGTCCCGTGCTGAACACGTACTGCGGGAGCCGCAGCGTCTTGTAGCCGGAGGTCAGCACTTGGAGGTTCATGTCGGTGTCCTCGTGGAGCAGAGGCCAGTAGTGCCACGGACCCCGCGTGTTCAGGAGGACGGCATAGCCGATGCGCGTGTTGTAGGAGGCAGCTTCTTCACTCCAGCCGAACTGGCGCGGCGTGCCTCCGGCGATGCCGATGCGGTCATCACAGGAGAGGTCTTCGATGGCACCGAGCCACTCGGACCACGTGATGTCGTGGTACTGACCGCCGAAGTGGTCACGTCGTTGGGGATGGCTGAGGTCATCATCCATGAGCCAGATGCGCTCAAGACCACGGCTGCGAGCGTTACGAAGGATCCACTCGCGCTTGACCCCGATGTTCGGGAAGTCTCCGGCGAGCACGAAGGCCGTGGGATAGGTGGCGCTGTAGGTGTGGCGCTCCTCCGTGCGGGTGACGATGATCGGGGTGCGCCCCTCGTCTATGAGGGCCTCGATGGTGGGCGCACGTCCGGCTCGCCCACGGGATGGGACATAGATCTCGGTGGGGCTACGATCCTCAAGCAAGCGAAGCATTCCTTTCTGGACTCGAGGCTTGGTCCTCTGTAGTACTCGGTGAGTTCGATCCACAGCCTTCCGCAATGGGCCACCGTCTCCTCGTCGTCAGAATTCTTTACGGCGACGATGTGCCACACGGACGCGCTGTCCATCGTCCATTCCATCAAGCACCTCCGAAAGATAGACCATCGCACGGTTGAGTCGGATCTGTGTGCGCGTGGCCCCTTCGAGGGTCAAGGTTACGTCTACCGCGTACCCGAGCAAAGCCTTGGAGTTTGTGGCTTGCAGCTCCTTGAGTTGGCCGTGGATGCGGCGCAGGAGGAGCCGCCTGTAGTTGGCCCTTATCACGTCCTCGTCAAGCATTGCGAGGCATCCAGTCGATCTGGTTCGGGCCGAAGGCTTGGTCCGGTGGGAAGCGCTCGCCGGTGTCACCATCGTAGAAGGCGAGGCAGAAGCCGTCCCGATGACGGGGGTCCAAGTCCACCTCGTACAGCCCGAGCAACGCCTGCGTCTCCGCGGAGATGGGGTCCTTGATGAAGGACTCCGCCACCATGAAGCCGTTGGCGAGGTAGCGACGCACCACCACGCCACCGGGAGCACGATTGGGTTCGATCTTCTCAGGCGTGCGGATCATAGGTGTGGTGTAGATCACTCCAGTTCTCCCCCTTGTCCCGCAGCCAACGGGACAGGTCGTGGCGGATACCGTTCCAGTAGCGATTCTCACCCAACACAGCGAAGGGGAATGAGGCTGCTCTTGCCTGCCATAGATCCGTGCGAAAGCCCCGATTCGCCCACCACTGAGCCTTATCTCCATTGAGGTACTCCAACTCCTGGTCGATGGTACGACCCGGATATTGATGGTGGTCCTCGTACGCCTCCCTGTACTCGCACAACATGGCCGCGAGGACGTAGTGATTCACACTCGGCACGGCCTGCTGGACCTCTGTGAGGAGGACGCCGCCCAAGGCTTCGGCCACCCTTGGGTCCTTGTCGACCAGCAGCGCCTTCTTCTCGGCCGGGAACAGCAGCGACAGACAGCGCACGGGTGATTCCCCGCCCATTGAGCGGATGTCGTACAGGTTGGCCGGGATGCCAGCGTACCGACGCAGGAACTCCACCACCCGGATGGTGATGTAGCGGCCGAAGAACATCACGTTGTCGATGATGCTCTTGTAGACCATGTCGTAGAAGCGTGGTGCCGTGGTGAAGTAATGGCCGGTGTTGATCTGGGACAGCGCGCCGGACTTCATCCATGCCTTCCAGGACAGGAGGCACTCGGCCATCTTCGGGCGCGTCCGTACCATGCGCCGCTCGGTGCGGATATGGAAGCCCTCCCAGTTGGCGTAGATCCACGCTTCGAACTCTTCGGGATCTGCCCGACTGACGCGTTGCCACGGCCACTCCCGCCAGATGGCCTCGCTGGTCAGCACGCTGTACGGAGCGCCATACACTC